GCACTACAAACAGATATTAAACTTGTTAAGTTAAAACCTATTAAAGTTAAAGGTAAATCAAAAGCTATAAAAATTTATACAATAGACTTGACAAATTTAGAATAATCACTATAATATAAGAAGAGTGTGCGAAAGGTCGGCACTCACTAACTTGCTTTACAAAGGAGTTAATATGACAAGTATAAAAGCATTTGGGCAGTTCAGCCCGTTCTCGGTAGGGTTTGATGATATCTTTAGTACATTACAAAGAGCATCAATACCTTCATCAAACTATCCACCTTATGATATTCTTAAGGAAGAAATCAGCGATACTGATGATAAGTATATTATTAGAATAGCAATAGCAGGATTTAAAAAATCTGATGTTGATATTGAATTAGATGATAATACTTTGACAGTTTCTGTGTGTCATGAAGACAAAACAGGAATACAGAGAGCAGAATTTCTTCACAAGGGTATTTCTACTAAAGAGTTTTACAAATCGTTTGCTCTTGCAGAACATGTGGAAGTTAAAAAAGCTACAATGTCTGATGGTATTCTACAAATTATACTAGAAAAAAACATACCAGACAGCGAAAAACCAAAAAAGATTAAGATTTCTGGTTAAAAATAGCTAAATCCTCTCAGAGGCACGGAGAAGCTCTGTGTTGAATAATTGGTCTTCCGATACTTATCGTATTAGGTATGGTCAGAAAATGCAATACAGAGCATCTGGTGAGGTCAATTTTCTCTAATCGCCCTGTTTTATAGTGATTGTTGAAGAACTTCCACCATTTACTATAATTTGTGTACTCTTTCCATTTTGTACAAGGATAACAGTATAAGAGCCTGTCTTATCTAAATCTAATCTTATGGTATCTTCTAATGTTCGTAAGAAAGTTATGATATTATCTGTAGCAAAAGTATTAATTTGTGTGTTAGAATCAAAACCCATAGCTGTTCCTTTTAAATCTAGGTCAGCTTTTAATATTGTTTCAGTCTGGTCAAGTTCGTTTACATCTTGTATAATGTCTAACAAGTCTTCAAGAAAGTTTACATCTAAATAATTTATATCAAGTTCAGTAAACTCTAACTCATCTTCTGCAAGATAGTCTACTTCTAAATCATCAAAGTCAAGGAAGTCAGCATCAAGAATATTAGAAACGCTACCTCCATCTTCTCCCTGTACATCTACATTCTCCTGTGGTGGATTAACAATTAACATATTATCTATTAACTCTAAAGTAATATCTAATATAACTGGTTTAGTAGGTTCGGTTTCAAACATAGAAACTGTAGTAGCTTGATAGGGTTGGTTAAGCACTACTTCTCCCATAGCTGTTGCTACTAATATTTCTCCACTAGGAGTACCATCTGCTTTTGGTAATAATATAATTAAAGACTCTCCAATCTCATTGACTGTGATTGTAAAATCTGTACCACGAATTGAAACATTAGCACTCGGAGTTGAGATAGCTATGTTCTCTTTGTTTATATTATTTAACTTGCCAGTAATAAACCTTGCAGTTCCACTAGCAAATTCTAGAGCCATCTTAGATTTAGATGGGTCAGGGTCATAGATAAATTCATCTATAACTAATTGTGAATGTTCTGTTAGTCTAACTCTAGTGTCGTTTAAAAATGTTATTCCTATCCTACCATTAGAAGTTTCGACATTGTCATAACTTTCTATACTAAAAGATAAGGCAGCATCATAAGGTATATCCCTTACAACTCTGCCTGTACCTTTAAGTTCTGTTACGCTTCCAATACTAGCATCCGACTGTTGTGCCACCATCGTTTTGGATAACACAGACAGTACCATTATTGCCAGTAGAAAGTATCTTGAGCCAATCATTGTCTAATGTACTTAGTTGTTGTATATTGAAAGTTCTAGAATTACCGGTTTGGTCTAAATAAAAATAACCACCAGCATAACCACTACCTGTAAAGGTAACATTGTTGCTATCTCCATCAACATCAACATAAGAAGTACCACTATCATAGTTTATATCAAAATCAAATGTATTACTATCTCCATTAATAATCCAGTCTAAGTCTGTATTACTAGCCATAGCACTTGTACCTAAATCTAGTGTAAAAGTATTACTACTACCTGTAGCATCTACATTTAAATTAGAACTATCAACACCATAAGTATTTGTTGGGTCTGCTTGTATGGTAAATGTATTACTGTCTCCATCAAATTCAAAGAAACCTGTAATGTTATCTCCTAGTATATCTCCAAGAAATTTATTACTATCTCCAATTTGATTAATATCTAGAGTTAAATTTAATCCATCTAAATCTAAAGCAGTTAAAGTTCCTGCAACAGAATTTAATCCACCCATTATATTTCCAGAACCAAGTTGTTCTAAATCTATATTAGCAGTAGCACCTGATTGGTCAACATATATTTCGTTATCAGCCCCGTATGTTGTCAATGCAGTCAGCATCACAATCAGGCTCATTAATTTCAATTTGTTCATATTCCCAATACCCTCTTTCTATTCCTATTTCTATTAAGTTAAATACTCCAGTTTCTATTGCCTTTTGCAAAGCTATAGAACCCACCTCGTTCTCAGCAACGCCTCCTTCTATTTCTACCAGTTCAGTACCGGCTTCTATAAAACGGAAAACATCCTGAGAAACACTTGTGGAGACAATGCTTTTAGAAACTAATGTTTCTACTAGCACTTCTCCTGTTGATACAGAAACTAATCGCAATGATATAGTCACTACATCTTCTCGGTATTGTTTGCTTGTACCTATTCCTAAGTACCTAGCACCCATACCACCAGATTGAACATTGGTATCGTAGTTAATAACTCCACCTTGTATTAACAACCCTGCGAATAACAAAGGTTGAAGTTTTTGGTCCTCTTCAAAGTTCTCTCTAGTTGACCGTATTAGTTGTCGTTCTTTAGTAAGGTTATCTAAACCTACTCGTTCAACAACTCTAAAAAATTCACCATTAGCAGCATGTTTTAAAGCCCTGATAAGTAATGCTTCAGGAGCTTGTGTGACTGCTGTACTAAATAAAGCAAAGCTACTATTACTTTTTCTTTGCCCTGTTAAATCTTGAAAGCTATCTCTATATACTGCTATTACTGGTTTTCTTTTAGCAGGAGGTAATTCAGCTAATTGAGCTGATTGTAAATCTAAAATATTAGCAGGTTGTATATCTCTAGTTAGTGATAAGTCTGTGTTTTTATTTAAGACTGCACAACTAGAAACTAAAATTGCCAATAGGAAGCTGTATAGTAGTCGTATCGCCATTACTGTCCGTTATCACCAAAGTTATAATTCCATCTTCAACACTATATGTAATAGTGTTACCTTCTAAAGTTAAAGTACCCTCTGTACTTGCTGTTTCTCCAAACAAATTTTCTACTAACTGCCTTGATAGTTGTGCATATATTCTAGATTCTAAATTTCTAATAAACCTTGCTAGTGTTGTATTTTCTTTGTCTCTTTTAATCTGGTCTTGTAAAGCTTTTATTTCTTCTTTAATAGACATCTTTCTATTAAACTCTTGGTTTTCTATAGTAAGATAATGTGCTGATGTACCTATACCACTAAAACTAGGATTCTTAAATTGATGTACCATTTCATCTGCAAAAAGTTTAGAGTTACCCCAAAATGCTAATAACATAAGTCCAAACATTCCTACTTGTACAAATGATGCCACAGTTATTTGTGTCATTGGATGCACATCTTCTAGTCTATCAATCTTTCCTTTGGTCTTTTTTTCCATCTGCCCTCGCTAATTTATCGACATCTATAGGAACTTTCATGGCTGTTCTTACCATTGTATCTATTCGTATCATATCGTTATCCATTTGTCTTACTCTATCTATTAACGCAACTATCATACCATGTTGTGTGTCTAGTTTTTTATGCACATCTGCTATTAAGTGATTAAATAATTTCCAAACCATCCAACCAGCAGCAACTGCAAAAGCTGCAGGAATACCTACAGTTTCTAATAAATCCATCCATTGACTGCTGTTCATTATCTACCTTTTGCTAAACTACCACCAAAGTACATACCTATAATAGCTGATACTAAGTTGGTGTCTAATTGTGTAATTACAAGACCTTGAAAGGTTATCCAATCAAATACTTCTCTACCACTTCTAAACAGTCCTCCGGGATTCCATTGTGTATAACCAACAGTAACTGCAACTTCTGGATAATATACAGCAACTAATTTAGGAAACACAACAATAGCAAATACAGAACTTAAAGCTATAATTCTTCTAGTCCAAGCAAATCCTTTATCTTTTAATCCATGATTTCTAGCTGCTTTAGTTGCTTTTAAATTAAACTCGCCTCTGGTTATAAGTAGTTTTTCATTTTCCATTTTAGCTTTTCTACTTTCAGCCCAGATACTCATTAATCCACCAAGCACAGTTGATGCTAACATAGTTATTATTTCAAATGGAAAACCCATTTATTTTCTTCTCCATTCTTTTTTAGCTAATTTTATAGTTTCTTCATTATACTCTTTCTTTTTACTAGACAAAGTGTGATGTTCTTTTCCAAATAAATCAAATGCACCTTGTCGTGCTTTATTCAAACTATCCTCATCAGTTACATCCATAAAAAATATTGGAGCTAAAAATTTATCAGTTCCGTTTCTTTGAAACATATCAGCTAAAAATAACATATCTTGTTTGTTTTGTGTTAATACACTTGTATCGTTATTTACTAAAGCTTTACCAAATATTTTTTCTGCTTCTTTTCTAGTAAAATATCTTTCTACTCTATTGAAAGCAGGAGGTACACTTGTAATTATATATTGATAAAATCCTGATGCAGTACTACCTAACTTATTTGAACCTCTAGGTGCATTTCTATTACTGCTTTCTATTTTTTTTGTTGTATTTAGTAAAATTTCTATAATATTTTCTTTGGCTTGTTCATATGTAGTGTCTGCTGCTAACTCTTTAAATCTAGGGTCTTGTGATAAACGATTATATTCTGGTAACAAAATACTATCTATAGTAACAAAATCTTTATCTTTAGCACCATGAAATAATTTATCCATATTTTTTAAATCTTGTTCTGCTTTTATTTTAGATGGGTCTGTTAAATCTTTAGCTAAATAAGATGGAGTAGTTCCAGATAATCCAAACCTTATTAGTTTTTCTGGAGTTAACGGACCACCTTGAGATAATCCAAGTCTATCTAATTGGTCAGAGTAAGGTAATCCTGTATTAGGGTCTTTTCTATCTGCAGGGTCTTCTTTAGTATTAGGAACATCAAATGTACCTGTTACTAATCCACCTTTAGCAAAAGTTTTAACTCCTTCTTTTGTTATTCTGTCTTTAAATTTTTCATCAAATATTAAAGCATTAGTTTTAAATAAATTTTCTTTGTTGTAAGGTGAGTCCTTTATTGTATCACTAGCGTAAGTATCAAAATATTCAAATTTTCCAGATTTATCTAAATCATAAGGGTCTATTTCAAGTTCAGCAAATTTAATATCATATTCTTTAGCTAATTTTTTTAAATGTTTTGGAACTATTTTATCATATATATATTCATAATATTGATTGTCCTGACCGGGATATCTTTGTTTTATAATATCTGATTTAGCAAAAGATACAGCTTGTTTATTTTCTTTTACAGCTTGTAACATTACTCTATCTACTGCTCTTTTTATAGCTTCTTTATCTTGTATAGGATTTTCTGGTACAAGTTTAGAGGTGTCTCCATATTTTGCCATCATTTCATAAAGCTCTTTTTTCATATAATTCATTTGTGATATTATTTGAAATATTCTTGTTGGAGTAACATGTGCTACAGTATTTGAACCAACAGGTAAGGGTGCATTTATACTAGTTGGTACATAAATATCTAAAGCATCTTTATAATAAGCTGGAAAATCAACATCACTACCTACTTTTTTTCGGTATTCTTCAATAACAAGTCTAGCACCTGTATCAGACATATCTCTTGCATTTTTCTTACTTGTCAATTCTAGTTTTTTACCAAACTTTATTTCGTTATCTTGGACAATATCTAGTAAAGCAGAATTTATTTTTCTAGTTTTTCCTTCTCTTTTATTTGCAATATCATTTATTTTATCTAGTGAAGTAAAATTTTTATCATTTTCAACAAATTTATTATATTTGTTTATATATTTATTTAGTATTTTTAAATCAGATTCTGTGTATTTGCCACCACTAAATCCAAATGATTCAACTAACCAATCTCGAAATTCAACATCTCCTGCCTTGTCGAGATAAATATAATTTAAAGGACTTCTAGGAGTAGAATATCTTCTTGCATAACTGTCTTGTGCAAATATTTCTGCTGCAGGGTCTTTTCTATTTTTTACTAAATTTTCTACTAATTCTTCAAGAATGTCTGTTTTTTTGTTTAAGTTTTCAATTAATGAATCAGCCTCCTTATTTATTTCATCAACTAATTTTACATTTTTTTCAGTCTTTAATCCCAAATCATATACATTAGTAATATAGTCACTTTGTACTTCTTCACCATGTATAGTAGTTAGCTTATTATTTTTATTAACAGGATTTATTAATTTTCTATCTTTAGTAACAACATGACCAAATTGTTTTTGTTCTGCTTCTGTTCTACCCATAAAATGCATATAGTCCATATCTTCATAATTAAGCTGTTTTGTCTTAGGACCTGATACTCCAAAAATTATGTTTCTATAATTAGCTCCACCCGGAGAATTTTCATCAATTACCTCTTTAAGTATAGGTTCAGTTTCTCTTGGTTTCTTTAAAAAATTAAGGTCTTCTAAAAATCTTTTTAGTTGTATTTTAGCTTCAGTAGGATTAAAAGGAGTATTAAATAAATCAAAAAAATCTAAAATTTCACTTTTACTTATTATGTTTTCTTCTTCTAATTTAGGAAAATAATATTTATAACCAACTTCAGTATTACCAAAAATAAATCCTTCTATATCTTTACCGGGGTACATATGGTCCGTTCTCATTGGATTAGTCTTGCTAATTGTAAAATCTATTCTTTCAAAAGGATTCATATCATATATACTTTTATCCTGTCTTCCTGCTATATTTTGAGGGTCATTTGGAAAATATAAGTCATCGTGTCTTTCATATATTTCATTTGGTATTCTATTTTTTTCTTTAAGAAAACTTGGTATACGACTTCGTAAAGCTTTTTCTGCTGATTCATAAAATTTCATATCTTCTTTATTTATTTTATCACTTAAAGTATCTGTTAATTCATCATACTCAATAACTTTAGTAGAAAATTTTATATCTTCTTCTATTCGTTCTAAAAATCTTTGATTAGCTTCTGGTGAATCTATACCACCCGTATAGGATTCTGTTCGGATGTCATCTGGGTCAAAGCTTTGTTTTCTTATATTAGAGATAATTTTTAATCTTTGTGGTGATAATGCTTCTCCTACTTCTCTTCCTGTAGCATAAGGAGTTTCTTTTATATAATTTTCTACTTCTAAATAATCTAATTCTTTTTGTTTAATACCTTTAGAGCTTCTTTGTTTTTTTAACCATTTACTTAATTTAGGACCAGTTATATCATCAGGAGCATCTAGTACTAAAGTTTTAATAGTAGGAGAATAGTTACCATAGTCATCCATATACAAAGCTTTTAGCATATCTTCTTCTTCTTTATCTACAATATCTTTAATAGGTTTACTAGTTCCACCACCCATATCATCGCCAACTTTAGAAAAAATATTTGGAACTTTTTTACTTAAAAGTCTACTTATTTGACCACCAATATTTTTTTGTTCTCTATCATAATCAGGTAGTCCTTTCTCATAATCAGGTAATCCTTTTATTTTTTCTTGTTCATACTCTAATGCAGGTGCTATAAATCTACCAACAACATCTAATCCTCCTCCCATTTTTTTATCTACATTTCTAGCTGCTTGTTCTATAGGTGTATAAGGTTCTCTAACATCAAAATATCCTTCTATAGTATCACCAAGATATCTATCCATTATATTTTTAGTTCCTCTTAAAGGAAGTTTACGAGCTAATGTTTCTGTAAATCCTCTATCGTATAATGCCATTCCAATAAAATCTCCTAGTATAGGTCCTCCTGTTCCTATACCAGCTATTAAAGGATTTTGTCCGTAAGATATTCCTTCAGCTCCTCTATAAAGATATTCAGTTGGACCTAATAATCCAACACGCTGATAAGCTTTTAAAGTAGTTCTCCAATCATCTTCTTCATCTATATATCTTCTTTGTGCTTCACTACTTCTCCAATAGTTAGTAGCTTTAGCAACATTAGTAGATATAGCTACAAAAGCTGCAAGTTTAGGAGCATTAACTGTCGTATCTTTTATAGTACTTCTTGCAAAATTTCTTAGTACTGTATTACCAAATACTGTAGGATATCTTAAAAACTGATATAAAATATCCCATTTAGGATTTGTCATATATGTAGGAACATTAGCAAACTCTCTACCTGTTTGTAATATAACACTATTTGTAAATCTTCCTGCTCCTCTTATAATATCATTTTGATAAAAATCATCATTTATAGCATTTATATTTATATCATCACCAAACTTTTTGTGCCACTTTAATCCTTTCTTTATATCTACTCCTAAATCAAATAATTCTTCTTCAAGTCTTGTCCTAGAATTTTTAGTTAATTTTTTACCAAAAAGATTTTTACCACTTGAAAGTTGTTGTAAGTTAGTCATTATCATATCTTTACCTGTAGAAAAGGCAGATAATTGTACTGTTTTTGTCCAAGGTATAAGCATATTAAGTCTATAAAAACCTCTTGATGCTCTTTTAAGTGTTTCGTTTTGTAGTCCTTCACCATCTAAACGATTTGTTAAATCTGCAACAGCTTCATCTACAGCCAGAAAAACTTTGTTCATTTCTTTTACTATTTCATTGTCAGTTAGTTTATGTTTTTCTTTTAAAATTTGACCCATATCTCTTTGAAATATGTGTCCTCCATTTGTTATAGCATCTTGCATACCTTTAATTGCAGATTTTGTAGGAGCTTTACCTAATGTTATAAATGCTTCTGACAATGAAGATACAGTAGCTAAAGGAAGATAAGCCATAGCATTTGCTAGTTTAGTAAAATCATATATACCTTGACCAAGCTCACTTGTAAAATAATCTACTTGACCTGTAATAGATTTATAAATATTTAAAATTTCTCTTTTATCTTTAGCTCTTAATTGTCTATTACTACCATATCTTTTTAACTCTTTATTTATAGGGTCAATAAATTTCTTTATAAACTGTTCTTCATTAGTTTGTTTAAATAACACTACATTACCTTCTTGTGTAGGAATAGCTTTTACATTTTTACCTTTTCCTAAAAAATGTTTTTTATGTTCTATAGCTCTAGCAGCATTCATCCAATAATCAGTAGTAACACTATGTAAATCATTTGTTAAAAATTCTCTAAATAAATTATCATCTAAATTTTCAAATACTCTACCATGTGTTAATAAATTAGAATGAGAACTATAAAGTTCATTTTGTTTAGTTAGCATTCCATCAACAACATCATCTACTTTATCTACTTCAACAATTCTAAATTTATTTCCATTTTTATCTGTTCTAAGTCTTGATAACATCTTTTTAAACTTGTCAGGATTTTGTTGTATTGCATCTCTATTCCAACTACGAGGAAAATAATTTTTAAGATTTGTAACATCTATACCAACTTCAACAGCATCTTGTCTTACACTATCAAAAAACTTTCTTAAATTTTTAGCAGTTTGTACTACTTCTTTAGAAGCATTAGGAACTCTACCACCTCTTAATAAAGTTACAACTTGCTCACCTAATTCTGGAGACATACGACCTGTTTTGTAAAGAGGAGCTATAGCAAGTTCGTACCCTTCTTTATAATTTCCTCTTCTAAATTGTATATCTTCTGCATAAGAATATCCTATTCTTTGCTTAGACCTTCTAGTTAAATCTTTGTTAAATTCAGAATTAAATTTTTGACCAAGTAATCTAGCAGTTGGAGAATATTCTGCAAAAGTTTTAAGTGGATGAGCAGCAGAACCAAATAAAAATTTACCTATAATTCTATCTTTAAATCTTCTAGCTTTAAACATAGCATCGCTACCTGCATCTTTTCTATAACCATCATTAGTATACAGTCTTTCCATTCTTTGTTTAAAAAATTCATTTTTATTTGCAAGACCTCCAAAGACACCACCTGTTAAAGTACCTAAACCTATAGACTTAGCTAACTCTGAATTAGAATAAAATGTTCTCATGTTTGTGTTTAACTCTGCTTGTTGTATAAAATGGTTTTGTGTACCACTCCAAGTACCAGCTTCAGCAGCAAAATATCCAGTACTTCCTTTTGCTGTAATTTTACTAGGTTTAGCAGCAGATTTAGCAAGAGCTTTTAAACCAGCTTTAGCTGCAGTTGCTGCAGTCATTCGTGCAGCGAATGAAGTTCCTCCAGTTACAGGAGTTAGTAAAACTGATGCTAACATAGTTGGGTCTCTTACCATATCCCATCCAGCATCTTTAACAAGTTCTACATATTGTTTTAAACTTCCCATATCTGCACCATCAAAAGTTCTACGAAGATAAGCGTAGTCTTCTTTTTGTTGCTCAGTAAAATTTTTAGTTTCACTCATTCTTTTAAAACCTGAAAACAAATTAAAATCAGCATCTCTTAAATATTCAAATACATCATCTGATTTTTCTCCAATAGATGTAAGAAATCTTTCAGCAACAATTTGAAATTGCTCATCATTTTCAAGGTCATCTAAAGTATACTTGTAGGGTAGTGCTTCAAAATTATTTTGATTATTGAATTTAAGTTTCATTATTGAGTAAGTGAATAATTATCTAAATAAGATATGTCATAACCTAAATTTAGTATTTGACTTCTTAAAGTTTGATAATAATTGTTAAAAAGTTTTTTGTATTCTTCATTATTATCTGCTAAAGTATAATAATCATTTCTAGTTTTACCTTTATTTTCTGGTAAGGATAAATAATATTCTCTTACCATATTTTCAACTGAAAAGGTTTTGGTATAAATACCTTTATAATTTGTTTTATCATTTTCTATATTATATAAATCTTTTAAAACTGCTTCTAGGCTAGTTCCATTTTTATTAGTTTGACTATATAAAAAAGGTATATTTTTTCTATTTTTATCTATAGCTTTAAAAATTGAATTTTGTTTCTTTCTATAAGCTCTAGATTTATAATCAATTTCTTCCTCTTCTGGTTCATCAGGTGGAGGAGGAGTATTGTCATTTTTTTGTTCTTGTGTTTCTTCATAGGTAGGATAACCAATAGATTTGTAAAGATTATCTAACGCTATTAAAGCTTGTTCTTTTTCATCTTGAGATGGATATGTATTATTAATAGCTTGTACCATTTCTTCTTGCATACTTGTTAATGCTTCATCTTTTTCTGATTTATTTAACTTATTATTTTCTAATATATCTAAAACATAACTATCAGCTCTTTCATCATCAGCTTGTCCTCTTAATTTATCTATTTCATATAAAGTTGGAGTAGTATCTATATAAGCATTTGCTTGTTGCTGTAGTACAAACTCAGTAGCTATTGCAAATGATGTAGCTTCATTTAATTTATATTTTTTTAAATTGTTCATAGTGTGTGCAATATTAATTGCAGCACCATTTAATTGTGATGTGTTTTTTACTTTTGAAAGGTTTGTTTTATTTTCTGTAATTAAATCCCAATAATTTTTAGCTCCTCTATTTTTAGCTCCAATACTACTTATTATTCCTTGAACTCTATTATTTATCATAGGTAAAGATTGAGGGTCAACAGTAAATTCTTCTTCTGATATTTCTGCTACAGTATCTATTACTGGTGTACTATCAAATACAATGTTTTGATTATTTGAATCTAGTCCAGAACTAATAGCATATGTTACTTTTCTTTTGATTCCATTACTATCAAAAACATCTCTTGTTTCAAATGACTGTTTAAGATTTTTGTAAGGAATAAAATTTGGGTCATCTTTATTAGCCATTATTACTCTTGCTAATTCGCTAACAGCATTATCTTGAGCTTTCCAATCAGTTAAAGCTGTTCTAACATTTTCAAAATCTGCACCAAGAATACCACCAATTTGTCTTCTTGCTGCTTGTTTATCTTCTTCAGTTAAAGTTTCTTCATCATGAGACTTATGTATTTTTTTAATTTTACTACCAAACCACTCTCCTATATTTCTAGGAGGTGCATCTTTTGTTTTAATATAATTTGTAAGTTCTTCCCTAGTCATGTTTGGTATTTTTGAATAGGCTTCAATCATTTCGTTGTAAGATTGTAAATTATCTGGATTAGCAGCAAAGTCTTTAGCTATTTGTTGTACTGCATCTGATTTATAACCTTCTCCATATGTTTGAGTAATATAACTATTAAGTTTGTTTACTGTTTCAAGTTCTAATATTTCTTGATTAGTATATCCTAGGTCCACATATGCTTGATAACCTTTATTAAAAGTTTGAGCATTTTGATTTAAACTAAAGTAATGACTTTTTTCAAAAAGATTTTCTTGCTCTAATAAATTTGCTTTGTTATTTAATTTTGAAGTTACAGCATTTACTGCTCCAAGTGCTGTTAATAATCTTTTACTAAATTTGTCTTGGTCTTTAGCTTGTTTATCTCTTCTTTTTCTAGATTTATCAAATTGTTCTTGTGCAAAAGTTACACCACCATCTTCATACATTGCCATTATCTTTCTCCTCTAGCCAACAAACTTTCTTCTGGTTGACTTTCTTGTTTATCTAATAAACTATCAGACATTTCAATATTTTTAACTCTTTCTAATATTTCTGAGGGTATTGCTCCCGAAGGTATTTGAGTTTGATTTTTCATTTTATTTGATGCTAATTTTTTTAAATTATTTCTTCTCATTTCTGCAATTTCATCTTCATCATCAGCATCTATATCATCTTCTTCATCTCCATTTATACGATATTTAATATTTGCTTTTTCAGCTAAAGCCATTAATGTATAAATAGTAGGTTCTACTAACATCATTAACAAATCAGGATTCCATTTACCTTGTTGAAATCCCTCTTGTAACATTTGTAGTGTTATATCTGTTAAAGGAATACCATCTCCTATTCCTTTCATAAGAGGAATATATACTTCTTTATCTAATAATTTATCAGCTATAAAATTTAAAGCTGGTCTAAACTCTGTAAATTCTGGTGGACCTTCCCAAGCATATCTTTGGTCTGGGTCATTTGTTAAAGATTGTCCGGGTATAGGTCTACCTGCATTAGCTAATGCATCTATTCCTGCTTGATTATATTCTTCTCTCATTTTTAAATTCCACTCCCAAATCGTAATTTACTTACTCTATTAGCGTATTGTATATCTCCACCACTAAAAATTTCTTTAGTTAAATAAGGAGCAGCAACACTATTAACAGCTCCCCAAGAACTTCCCATTGATTGATATGCATTATTACCTGCTGTAAAGTCTACTTGATTCATTATTCCATTTTGACTATAAGAGTTCATATTCATTACATCAAAATTAGTTCTTATAACTCTTTGTATTGGAGGTTCTCCTGCTATTTCTGAAGCAATTCTATTAGAAAGACCACTTGTAGCACCAGATTGTATACTATCTTTTACTAATTCTCCGGGATTAGCAAAAGCATCTCTAACTCCTTTCATACTTCCTTCAAAAAACTCAACAGCATCATCTTTTACTTTACCTAATAAACTTGGTTTATCAAAAGTTTGTATATTTGTTGAATCAGGTTTCATTAAATCTACTCCTTTTTTATCAATAGTTATACCAGTATTTCCACTTTTAATCTTCTCATGAAAGGCTTCTGTTTCTGGAGTAACATCAAACAAAGTATCACCATCTGTTAATTTAGCATACTCTGCTTTTTCAGCTCCAAAAAAACCTTTACTAGGGTCTGTTAATTTAAATCCTTCTCCTTTTAAAAAATTACCAGCTCTATCAAATCCATTGCTTATAGCTTGTGTTACAGTTTTATAAACATTACCTATAGCACTTCCAGCATTGTACACAGCTCCTACAGCTTTATGAAATAAAGAAGTTCCTTTTGTTGCAAAGCTTCCTAGTTTACCCCAAAGAGTTCCAGCAAGTTGAGGCATGAACATCATCAATCCTATTTGACCAACAACACCAAGTTTACCAAAAGCTGAACCAACTTTTTTAACAACTTTCTTAATTGCTTTGCCTATTTTTTTTACTGTCTTTCTTATAAATCCCATTTATTACTCCTAATTACGATGATTGTGGAAATACTCTATCTATTATACTTGATATATTATTAAAATTACTTTGCCAGTTTTTAGCAACATCTCCTTCAGCACCAGCAGCAGCTATCATAGCTTGTACTTTTCTTGTAGCAGTATCATTAGCCCATCTAAAGTTATAATCTGCTTGGTCTCTTAATTCTTGCCACAAAAATGCTTGAGCTGCTGTAGTCATACCATATGCCATTTTAGCATTTTCTTGATTAATAGCATTTTGTGCTGCAGTATCAGCTAAGTTTGCTCTTCTTCTCCATTCTACATTTGATTGTTGAATTGCTAATGCATTTTGTGTATTAAATTGGTCTCTATTAAAATCCATTTGTTCATTAAACTGTCTTGTTTGATTTACTATAGCAGCATTTGCTTTGTTTAAATCAGCTTCTCTTCCTGCTCTTCTAGCTTCTGCAGCATTTGCTTGTTGTGCATTAAATTGTTTTGAAGCATTTAGTTGTTGAGAATTAAACTGTGATATCTGTGTATTTAAGTTAGCCATAAATTGCATCATTTGGTTTTGACTTGTAGCATTAAATTGTCTTGCAGCATTTTCTGCAGCTTGGTTACTTAAAAGTCTTTGTTGCTCTTGTTGAGATTGAACCATAATAGATTGTTGTTCATTAGATAAATTTTGCATATCCATAGCTAAAAAGTTTTTAGCATTTTGTATTTGTCTTTGTCCTTCTATATTAGCTTCTAAAAGATTAGCTTGAGACATAAGAACAGCATTTTGTATAGCAGCTTTTTGTTCATTATTAGCTTCTACTATACTTACTGTTTGTAAAAATTTACTATTAGATAACTCTGTTTGTTGGTCAGCATTAAACTGAGCCATGTCAAGATTAAATACTTTGTCAGCATTACTTAAAGCTGTTTGTTGTCTAAGTTTAGCATTTTCAATATTTGTTTGTGCTTCAATACTTTTTTGTTGACTTATACTTTGTTGAATAGCTTGTGCATTACTTTGAGCTATAGGTACAGCACTTTGAATAATAGCATTAAATAAATTATCTCTACCAACACTAGAAGCACTTAATCCTCTTCTGGCTAACATAGATTCTACACTAGCAACAGCAGGTCTTGCCCATGCTGGTATTTCACCATTTTCCATACCACTTAATAAACTATCTATTTGATTAGAAACTAAAGCTTCTTTAGGTAATCCTGCTATCATACCTCTTTGTTCTTCACTAAATTCAGTTAATTTAGCTTCTAATTCTTCTGGGTCATTACCAAGCTCTGTTATATCTGCTTCTGATAATCCTGCATTTCTTAATTGTTTTTTAGCTCTTGTTATTCTAGCTAAAGATGTACCAGCTACTTGTGCAGCACTTGCTTTTGCTTCAGGACTTAATTCTCCTACTACTCTTTCTGCTAAAGCACCGGGTTCTATTTCAATTTGTGTACCTTCTATTGGGTCAACTTTATCTACCCCTGTAGCTTTTGCTAATGCTTCATCTCGTACTTCTCCTTTAGCAGATTCTACAAAAACATCTTCACCTACAGTTTTTGCATTCATTGTAGAAGTAACAGAAGGTTCTGGAGTTTTTACTGTAGAAATATCTTCCATTTGTTGAACAACTTCTAGTCCAACTTCTTTTATATACTCAGGAGTAACTCCTTTTCTTTCAGCTAATTCAATTACACCTGCTTCGTATTCTTCTCCTTGACCAACATTTACTAACTCTTGTTCAGGTATCATTCCTTCTGGTAAATTTCCTGCAGCTATATCTTGTGCAGTTTGACCTGTTTCTATAATTCTAGTACCTCTATCAGACTCAAACTTATCTTGTTTTTGTTTATCTGTCATTTGGTCTACAGGAATATCAGTAGTTGTATTATTAGCACCACCTCCACTTTGAATTACCCATGATGTACCATTCCATACTAAAACTGTTCCATTAGGTAATGTTCTAGTTTGTCCTACAGTAAATCTATTACTATCAGCTTGCCTACCTCCTTGTCTACCATCCATAACATCATCTACTAAACTGCCATACATAGTATCTCTCATAGATGCTCTGTCCATATTGTCAGCAAATATTATTTGACTTCTGTCAGGTCTTTGTTGTTGGTCAACTGGCATTTTATCTAATGCAGGTCCTTGTTGACCTCCTGCTGTTAAATCTTTCATGTCGCCTGTTAATACAGGTTGATTACCTTGTACAGGAGGAAGATTAGGCGTAAACTCATCTTGTCTTTCTATAGACAGTTCTTCTTGACTAGGGTCTTGAACCATTTTACCAAGTTGATAACCAACTCTTCCACCAGTACGCATATCTAATCTACCACCTGTAGTATATTTTTGTCTATATTTTTTATTTCTTTTTTTCTTTTGTTTTTTTGCCATTTTACTTTACCTCAAAGAGTTTGTCAACCTTTTCATGTAATTTTTCTAATCTGTCCATAAGGATATTCATATCATCTTTTACTTCTTGTTTTGTAACATAATCTTTTGCAATCTCTTCACGAGTCTTGTTTAAAAGTATGTCTATTCTTTTTGCTTCTGTTTCGTTTTTACGAATGCCATAAAGCACCGGAGCTAACACCAAAGTTATAAAGATGTTCCAAAATAAATAAGGTGTTAATTCCATAGCTTATTAGTTAGCTGCGATGTATGCTTTACCAGTTGTAATAGCATCTGTATAAGATGTTTTACTATCTGAAGAGCCTTTTACATTTGGGAAATTATCAGTTCCATCATAATCTAAAATAATTTCTAAATGGTCTACATTTCTTTGAACCATTGCATTTATTTCAGCTTGAGTCATACCTGTAACATTCCAACTTCCAGCTTTTACACCATTAATAAGTGATACGCTATCAGTTGCTGCTGTTAATACTTCTGATACTGTTGCCATGTTATTCTCCTTTTAAGTTTTTAATTTCAGCCATGAGTTCATCATAACCATCCATATCCTTTAAACCTTTTGGTTTGTGGGAATCTTTTTTAAGTTCTTCTACTTGTGCAGAAAGTTCTTTTACTGCATTTATTAAGTACCAAGTTAAGTTATCTGAATCTACAGTTTTTACTCCTGTTGATTCTGTTTTAACCATATTCGGTAAAATTGTTTCTATTTCTTGTGCTATGACTCCAAGTTGTATTCCTTCTTTTTTTACAACTGCTGAAGCTGTATTTTCAAAATCAACTATTTCATCTTCAGTTCTGTATTCAAAGTTTTTAACTTGTATTTTATTTATAACATCAAGACCAGTATTATTATCTTTTATATTCTTTTTAATTCTTCTATCACAAGTTGTTGCCCAAGTAGTTGTATTATTAGCATTGTGAACACCACCACCACCGGGAGGATAGATAAGACCTGTATTATCACCTTTACCTACAACTGAATTACCTATAACTAATTCTGATGCACTATTAGAACTTGTATTAGCTTCATAACCAAAAAGCATACTACCACTTTTAATAGTAATGTTACTACCAGCTTGATAACCAACTACTGTATTATTACTAGCTGTAGTTTGATTAATTGCAGAAGCAGAACCTACAATAGTATTATAATTACCTGTTGTTGCAGAAGTCATAGCATTAAGACCTATAGCTGTGTTATTACCACCTGTAGTATTTGCATCTAATGCTTGTAAACCAACTGCTGTATTATTAGCACCACTTGTGTTAGCAAACAAAGTGTTGTAACCACACCCAGTATTGTTATTGCCCGTGTTGTTATATAATGAGTTATACCCTACACCTACAGTATAGCTACCCATAGTACCAGAACTACCTGCTTGAAAACCTACAAGAACACTATCTACTAATCCTGTTGTTGCATTTTTTCCTGCATCAGAACCTACTATTGTGTTATTAGAAGCTGTAGTTATTGCAGTACCAGCACTTGAGCCTATGCAAGTATTAGCAGCACCAGTAGTTATTGCATCACCAGCAACATAACCCATGGCAATGTTGTTATTACCTGATGTTACAGCTGCTAATGTGTTATATCCTATAGCTATATTTTTATCTACACCATCAGCAACTTGTAAAGCATTTCTACCTATAGCTACTTGATAAGAACCTGTGTCATTACCAGTTAGAGCATTAATTCCTATAGCAACATTATTAGCTCCTGTAGTGTTACTTCTTAAAGCATCATAACCAACAGCTGTATTAGTAGCACCTGTTGTTGTGCTTCGCAAAGCATCATGTCCAACAGCTGTATTACCAGCAGCTGTAGTATTCGCAGACAAAGCTAATTTACCTACTGCTGTGTTTTCAGCTCCAGTTGTATTAGCTAATAAAGCTTCACGACCAATACCAACATTACCACTACCAGTTGTATTTGCTTGTAATCCTAATGAACCTACAGCTACATTTTCATCACCAGTACTATTTGTAGTCAAAGTATTATAACCAATCGCTACATTATTACTTGCAGTAGTATTAGCATCTAAAGCATTAGCTCCAACTGCTGTATTAAATGCACCTTCTGTATTAGCATCCATAGCAGCATAACCGATAGCTGTATTTCTTGATGCTGTTGTGTTTGTGTCTAGTGCATAAGTTCCTACTGCTACATTTAAATCACCAGTAGTATTGTCATTTAAAGCATCTACTCCTATAGCAATATTAGAATTAGCTGTAGTATTTGCTGTTAAAGCACCAGAACCTAAAGCTGTGTTATTATCTCCTGTAGTGTTTGCGTTTAAAGAATTTGAACCTACAGAGGTATTATGTTGACCTTCTGTTGTTGCTTCTAACGCAGTAAAACCTACTGCTGTATTATGGTTAGCTGCATCATTATTTTGTGTAGATAAAGCATAATAACCTACAGCTGTTGACCTACTTCCTGTATCTTCTGCATCAAGAGCATTATATCCAACAGCTACATTATAATCACCAGTTGTTAGAGCAGCACCAGCATTAGAGCCTATAACAACATTTCTAGTTCCACCACTTGCTAATGCAGCACCAGCACCATCACCTAATCTTACATTGTTACTACCTGCTGTGCTTGTAATAATTTGACCAACAAAAGTAGCATTACCACCCTCTGACATATCAAAGGTAAGGGCATTAATATCGCTTCCACCATCATTACCTATAATAGTAAAATCTGCGTCAGATGTAGATGCAGTTATACTGGCGTTACCACCTGCCATAACTAAATCTGGTGTAGAATCTAAATTAAATGTAATTCTAGTAGTACCACCATCTTTCATAGTTATAGTTGAGCCATCGGCATCAAGAATTATGTCTCCACCAACATCTAGTGTTAAATCACCACTATCAGAAATAGTAGAACCATTTATAGTTATATCATCTACTGTAAGTGTTGTAAGAGTTCCAAGACTTGTAATATTTGGTTGTGCTGCTGTTGTAACTGTAGCTGCTGTACCTGTAGTATCTTGATTAAGCGTACCGATTGCAAAATCTAATGTTCCATCACTATCTTCATATGTAACTGTAATACCACTTTCAGTATTACTAGATACCATAGCTCCTACAGTATCTTGAATAACTTCTGATAAATCTATATTAGCTGTACCATCAAATGAAACACCATGAATAGTTCTAGCTGTTTCTAATGCTGTAGCTGTAGCTGCATTACCTGTTGTATTTTGATTTAGTGTTCCAATAACAAAGTCTAATGTATTATCACTATCATCATAAGTTACTGTAACTCCTGTTTCTGTATTAGAAGTTACCATAGCTCCTACAGTATCACTAATTGTTTCTGCTAGTGTAACTCCATTAATAGTAATTGCATCAGCTTCTAATGTTCCATCAATATCTGCATCACCTGATATGTCAAGTGACCCTGCATCTAACTCACCACTAATAGTAATATTTCTACCACCAGTAATATCTTTGTTTGCATCTGTTATAATAGCTTTACTTGCTATTACTGTTCCGTTTGTTATTCCATCTATAAGATTTATATCTGTTGCACTAGCTGTAACACCATCAAGAATATTTAATTCTGCTGTGGTGCTTGTAACACCATCTAGTATATTTAACTCAGCAGCAGTAGAAGTAACACCATCTAAAATATTTAACTCGGCTGTAGTACTTGTAACACCATCAAGTAAATTAAGTTCTGCAGCAGTTGATGTAACTCCATCAAGTATATTAAGTTCTGCAGTAGTTACTGTAGCACCATCTAATATATTTAATTCTGCAGCAGTTGATGTTGTTGCTAAACTTACAGCTCCACTAGAAACTGTA